ATGCCTGCCCCCGTCGTCCTGATCCTTGCGGCCGGGCGTGGAGAGCGCTTTCTCGCCTCCGGGGGAAATACCCATAAGTGTATCGGCTGGCGTCAGTCCCCGGAGGTTGCGCCTTATCGCTGGCCATTTGAAGAAAACGGGAGAACTTTCGACCTTGCGATTGAACCGCAGATTACGACTAATGATCTGCGTCTGATGTTGAGGCTGGCTCTTGCCGGCGGAGGAATAACAATTGCCACTCAGGAAACTTTCAGGCCATATATTGAAAGCGGTAAGCTTGTATCGCTGCTTGATGACTTTCTTCCACAATTTCCGGGCTTCTATCTGTATTTCCCACAGCGTCGCAATATTGCACCAAAGCTCCGCGCCCTGATTGACTACGTCAAAGAATGGCGGCAGCAATTGGCTTAAATGTCTGCACCTGCACTGCCTGATGTCAGAACAGTATTTTGATGAATTGCCAAGGTTACAATGGCACAAATACGGCACAGGAGGAAACGTGGTGTATTTAAATATGGGGTAACTCTTTGATTTTAATGATGCCGATAATAGGAGTCGAACCTACGACCTTCGCATTACGAATTATAAGAATCCGATTCTAATTCAAAGCATTACCCCATCAACACTGCGCTCACACGTCCCGCCACATCAAAACATGTAAAGCCTTGCAAGCCATTGCGAGGCCTTATGTGTCTCAGTTTTGTCCCACCTTGTATTACGACTTGCATAGCCAATGAAGATAAATGTGACGACAAACGGCGCAGCAGTCTTCTTTTCTTTCATACTTTCCCACACCCGGCTTGCATACCTTTCTGCCATAACTATAGTGAATGTCTGTTATGAGAGAGAGACGGAAGTCCCCCACTTTATAAGTCAGTTAATGGAGAAATTACTAGCAGACGGTGTACTTGGAACAAGTTAATGGATTATAATGATAAATTAAGCATCGTTATGATTTGAAATACTTAATTATGCTAATATTGATGGAAGCAATGAATTTTAAGACATGCATAGAGTTATAAAATGATAAATTTAAATCCACTTTCTTTTTCTGAATATGACTTGAACGAAATATTGAATGCCAGTCAAGATAATAAGTTAGTTCTTTTTATTGGTGCTGGTTTTTCTAAATTCAGCGAAACGGAATTAATAAAAATACCAACCTGGAGGGAGTTAATAAATGAGCTAAAAGACGACTTAGGATTGTCTGAAGAAAATGATTATTTAAAAATAGCCCAACTTTACTTTCTTCAATACGGACAAAACTCTTATGTTAAAAAAGTCAAATCAATAATTAGAGATTTGAAACCAAGTTTTTTTCATAAGATGCTATTTGAATTAAACCCCCACTATATAATTACAACCAACTGGGATAGTTTGCTTGAAAAAACTGCACAAGACATAGGATTGGCTTATGATTTAGTTAGTTCTGACGTGGACCTGGCACAAAGTCATTTGGACAAGAAAATTATAAAGATGCATGGGGATTTTCGACAGAATAATTTTGTTTTTAAAGAGGATGATTACTTACAGTACAGCCAAAATTTTCCACTTATCGAAAATTTTATAAAAGGAATATTCTCAACAAACACTGTTGTGTTTTTAGGATACTCTTATAGTGATTATGATTTAAAACAGATTGTTTCATGGGTTACAACTATATCAAAAGCAACACCAAGAAAATATTTGCTCCAGAAAAATCATGATGCAGCCCAGGCTCTTTACTTAAGAAATCATGGGATATCCTTGTTGACACCGATGAATACTGACATTAGCTATCATGATCTTTATTCAAAATTTTTCAGTGATTTCAAGCTTGTTAAAAACCAAGATGAGTTTATAAAGAGGACCCTGATCTATACTGAGTCAAAGGTAAAAAAAATAGAAGATGACCTGAGAATGTCTGATTTTGATAAAAATAAATTGAAGAATGATATTCAATGTATTGTAACAAAAAAAATAAATAAATATGTTGATAGCAAACTAAAAGCATTAACACAATACAAAGTATTGCTCCCTGAGCAGATCAGTAAAAAATTAACTAATAGTACCATTGATTATGATAAGTCTGGGGTTAAACTAACCTCCCACAATAATATTTTGACGACTGATTATGACGAGTATAGCAGGAAAATAAATAGCATATACCTTAATGACATTTTGAGTAAAAATACTCACTTAAAAAAGACATTCTCATCTATTTTGGAAAAGGCATTTATAAATACAGTTAGTTATGACTCGAAACTGTATGAGGTGATTAGTTCTTCAGAATTAGAGTCTGAGCTATACAATAAGATTTCTTTCGCTTATTCAAAGGATAATGCTGAAATACTTCTTATTAACAAGGAATATGGCAAACTTCTCGATATTCTTATTTCGAAAGTAAAGCTTCATCTTAATGAGAGAAACTATATTCTCGCCACCATTCACATGTCTAATTTTGATTATGCTTACAGGATGTTGAAGTCGGATTTACACTGTAACGGTAAGGACATTGATGAAGATTGTAAATCAATAATGGAAAGCCATACTCCATTTGAGTTTAAAAGTAAAACAATTGATTTTCCACGGGGGGTGCAAAGTGAGCTACAAGAATTAGTAAAGATGCTTGAATTTAATGAAATATACAAAGCTTACTATCGATTTGACGTTGAATCGAAGAAGAATTTAGGGTACTCACAAATAAGAAAGAGTGGTGGAATAGCATTTTCCAATGATGAATTTAAAACAAGAGCGAAACTGTACCCTTATGTGTATTTCATTTTAGGCAACGAAATTTTAATTGAAGAATATAAAGAGGTTAAACAATTTTTCGAATTTAATATTCTTAGTAGCCTCGAACACTATCTATGCGAAGAGATATTCTATGTTAATAGAATCGATCTATTTATGTTAATAAAATACTGCGAGACAGAAAAACTCAAAAAATTTTTAAGTAAGGTAATAAAAGACAAAATAATAATCAGCACCAGCAAACTTGACAAAAGAGAAGTTCACCATATTAAGAAATATTTACTCAACTCTCTCGAAAACATATGCAACCTGATTAGGTTGAAAAATAAAAATTTTATTCATACCACTTCAATAGATCGATGGACCAATAATTTATTGATTATATTAGGATGTGTTCCGTGGAGTTCAAACCAGTTAAAGAAAATAATAAATGGTTTGCTTCCTTTGTTAGAAGGCAGAACTAATAACATAAATATTTATGAAAACATACATAATCTTCTAGCTGTGAATGAGTTTTTGTATCAAAAATCCCATGATGATATGTTAAAAATCCTGGATGTAATACTTATAAAAATCAATACAGGAGAGTTAAATGGTTATGACCAGCATGTAATTAACTCCAATATCTTACGAAACATTTACATATTATCAGAGAATCATAATTACGAATACAAAAACACTGAACTATTAACATTAGCGTTAACAAAAATACAATTATTTGATGATAAGTGGAAAAGATCCATCACTAAGAGTTTATTATTGAACATCAAAAGGATTGGCTCTCCTGAGGTCGTTGACATTATAGACAAGTTTATTAACAGTAATATTTTAAACCTACCACTGGCAACAGTAAGCGATATTATGGAATGTTTGCATTTAGTCGCAAGCGGATGTGCCATGCCTGATCAATTTCTTGAGGTTATTAACAAATTTGTTTCTGAAAACATCCCGAATAAATTAGGCGAGTTAGATTTCATTACAGCTGGTGTAGAAAGTGATTTTCCTAACTTAATTAAAAGCCTTATAAAGGATAGAGGCTTTGTTGAATTTCAAGACACATTGGACATATTCAATGAACGAATGCAATCTCTAAAAAAATAAAGCCACTGAGATAGGGCTGCTCTCTGTCAATTACCGCTCTTGGCACATAGCAGCCCTAGAAATGGTGACGTATAGTCATAGATGGTCGGTGACAGGAGATGCAAATCATCTCATACAAAAATACGTAAAATCAATAACGGCTAGAAATTATTCAACACTCGCACTATCGACATTTCACCAGCTAACCGTAGCACGTTCTTGCATACGACGTGCTACGGTTTCATTTATCTCCAACCGGAAACTTCTTATACAGTGTCGATATACCAACATCATAGATGATCGCCACCTTCTGGCGAGGAACGCCTGATGCAATTAATCGCCCGGCCTGCGCCCATTGTTCTGGTGTAAGTTTGGGACGACGTCCCCCAATTCGTCCCTGTGCGCGAGCAGCTTCCAGTCCAGCTTTTGTTCGTTCAACAATCAGTTCTCGTTCCATTTCAGCCAGGGCACCCATCACATGAAAGAAAAAACGCCCCATCGGTGTGCTGGTATCAATAGCATCCGTCAGGCTGCGAAAATTAACGCCACGTTCGCGCAACTCCTCAACCAGAATGACCAGATGCCGCATACTACGCCCCAGCCGATCCAGTTTCCAGACCACCAGAGTGTCACCTGCCGATAATGTCCTGAGCAGTTTTTTCAGTCCCGGTCTTTCGGACTTCGTACCGCTTATCTTGTCTTCAAAAATCAGTTCACATCCTACACAGTTCAACGCATTACGTTGTAGATCGGTGTTCTGGTCATTTGTTGATACGCGAACATAGCCAATAAGCATGGTAGATCCCCCAGGTAAAAGCAGGAATGATGCCATTTGCTCGTTATTTCTGCATTTTCATAAACCTTGGTTTTGGAGAAGGTGCTAACTGGGTTATGTTACCTGGAGGAATGATAATTCAGCGTGTTTATCTTGGATTTCCTGTCGGCACCAATGTAAGACACATAACTTTCCCCCGGTCGTTTACAACAACGAACTATTCCATCTCAATTAACTGGAATGATATCGGTACTGTAACAACTGAAACACAATCGCCAGCAAATGTGGCGGTTGTTCATCAAACAAAATCATTAACAGGGGCCAGCATCTGGCAGGCAGGTCCCGGGGGATTTAATGTGGACATTATAGCGGTGGGGTATTGATATGTACGTATGGAGCGCTAAAGCAAATGGCTTTTTCCCCATATCGGAGAAAGAAAAATTTGAGGCATCAGGTCTGTGGCCTGATGATGGTGTAATAGTCAGTGAGGAAGAACATAAGAAGTTATTTATGGATATTCCACCAGGAAAACAGATTGGAACACTGAATGGAAAACCAGCACTGATAGATATTCCTCAGCCGACCAAAAAGGAATTAATAGCTATTGCTGAAGTTAAAAAATCCCAATTACGGGAAAAAGCTGACAGTGAAATATCCTGGCGTCAGGATGCTGTTGATGCTGATATCGCAACTGATGAAGAAGCTACAACTCTCACCCAATGGAAGAAATACCGTGTGCTGCTGATGCGTGTTGATACGTCAACAGCACCCGATATTGAATGGCCTACGCCTCCGGCAGTTCAGGCCAGATGATATCCGGCGCGGTGCTGGTATCTGTTGCCGTCACCGCGTCAATGTAATCCAGCACGGCGTTAAGTCGGGTTGTTTCTGCCTGAGTCAGTTTCCGTCCGGCCTGTAATTTCAGCTGAATCAGACTAATGGAAGCCATTGCTGCATCAATCAGTGACTGGCGCTGTGCTTCTGCCGCGTCTACTGCGGCACTGTGTTGTGCCTCAGTGTCTGTCACCCATTTCTCACCATCCCATTTATCGTATGGCGTTAACGGTGAAATCGTGACATAACCGTCTTTGATGGCACCGATATAATCCACTGTAACAGCTGCGCCATTTTCGATTGAGTAAACAGTCTCATTGCGATGGTCTTCTTCATGGCGCCATCCCTTACCTGTAAATACTGCCACTCTTCCCGGAATGTTTTCGCCAGGGTCAATACCAGTGGAACAGGCGGGCATACTTACGCCAGTATTAATATATTCATCAGACCAGCCCGTATACTCAGATGTTTCAGCATCATAATAAAAACAACGCATATCGCCCGGCACTGTAGCCAGCCCATTTTCATCAAAAACAGGTTTCATTATTTAGCCCTCACCAGAAAGTTAAATGCAATATTTCGCGGTCTGACAGCAACAAAATTCACACCATCACCCACAGAGTTACTGGTGAAATTAAATCGTGAAAATCCTGGCTGATTTCCGGCGATGCCATCATGAAAGTTAATTGCGTGTCCCGCACCTTCGCCTATATTCCCGGCAAACTGAGAAAAGTTTGTAGCTGCCTGCCAGCTTAATAATTCGCGACCACCGTCTGCACCTCGCCCGTCATCCCAGATACGAATGAAATCACCGCGGGCTTCAGGTAATACCAGCGAAGGAAACACTTTCGCCAGCACAGGATAATCAGTGGCAGAGAATTTCGCGCCGTTGAACTTCAAAAACACCATACTGGACCAGCTGTCGATTACAGTATTTGGCATTGCAGCGGACGGCCAGAAGAACGGAACGCCAATAGCTGGAGCACCTTCTCCCAAACCAAGGTTTTCGAGAGCTGTTTTCACCGTGCCATCCGATTTGATATCGCCAAACGGATTCTTGCGGCTTAACAGCAGCGCACGAAGCGCGGTAAGCAGCTGGTCGTGCCTCTCCTTCTCCAGGCTGGCACCGGATGCCTCCACCACGCTACAAAGCTCTTCCTGCAACATGTCAAAGTAGTCATCATCCAGATCGGTGGCAGGCGTGCCGGTCTGGGGGTTGCCACGGGTAAAACCGTTCTTACCCGCGCCGAACTTATCCTTCTGCGCGGTTTTCGTGTCTATGCGATGCATGGATTACTCCGGATATTTAAAAATTACGTAGGTATGAGACGGACAGAGTTTGTTAAGCACACATTCGACAACGGTATCGCCCCAGATACGCAGTGCGGAATCACAGGGATCGCCACATGTCATCCAGGTGGTGTTTGTGGCGGCTGGCATGTTGACCTGCCAGTAATACCGCCATTCCGGCGCATTCACCGCGTCAGTACAGGCCGATGAGCAGGTGAACGTGCTTTTGTCGTATCGCGTGATGGTAGCGTCTGGTCTGCCCAGGGCAGCAAGCTGTGCAAGATAAAAATTCTCGTTGATGCCGCCCGCCAGGTTAACCTTCGCATCCAGCCGTTGCTGACGCTGGCGAAGGGTCTGTGTCCCTGCGGGAATACATTCATCCGGCAGACCGCACAGACGCTCCCAGCGGTTTATCAGTTCGGTGGTGGTGCGCGGATCCAGCTCCCGCATCAGGGCATCCGCACGCTGATGAACGCGGGTTAATGACGGTGCCGCACCGGCAATCGACGGATCGCTGGCTGACCACGCCGGACCGGGGGGCAACAGTGCCGACAACAGACGGATGTAATCATCGTTTGTCACGTCCATGAAATCGTCCCCAGTACCGCCAGTTCATTTTTTGCAATGGAGATATTGTCTGCCGGTGCAAGCAACTGATGGCTGTATTCCCCGTTCGCACCGGAAATCGCCTCACTGATACGCGATACCTTCAGTTCTCCCTGCGGATATGGGCAGCTCTATCTGCACTGCTCATTAATATACTTCTGGGTTCCTTCCAGTTGTTTTTGCATAGTGATCAGCCTCTCTCTGAGGGTGAAATAATCCCGTTCAGCGGTGTCTGCCAGTCGGGGGGAGGCTGCATTATCCACGCCGGAGGCGGTGGTGGCTTCACGCACTGACTGACAGACTGCTTTGATGTGCAACCGACGACGACCAGCGGCAACATCATCACGCAGAGCATCATTTTCAGCTTTCGCATCAGCTAACTCCTTCGTGTATTTTGCATCGAGCGCAGCAACATCACGCTGACGCATCTGCATGTCAGTAATTGCCGCGTTCGCCAGCTTCAGTTCTTTGGCATTTTTGTCGCGCTGGGCTTTATAGGTAATGGCGTTATCACGGTAATGATTAACAGCCCATGACAGGCAGACGATGATGCAGATAACCAGAGCGGAGATAATCGCGGTTACTCTGTTCATTGCTGACCCCACAAACAGATTTCACGCTCAATCTCACGACGAGTCATGAGACCTTTCCATTGCTTACCGCCAGCATATGTCCAGCGACGTAACTGATCACATGCGCCTTTGATATCGCCCTGGTTTATTTTGCGAAGAAGCGTCGATGTTCTGAAATTGCCAGCACCCACGTTGTAAACGAATGAGTAAAGAGCGCCGCGCGTTGTTTCCGGTATATCGACTTCGATGTATGGGTTAATTTGTCTGGCGACAGTGGCAAGGTCTTTATTCAAGAGTGCTTTGCATTCTGCTTTGGTATACGTTTTACCGAGCATGATGTCTTTTCCTGTATGCCCGTGACATACGGTCCATACACCAACAATATCTTTGTATGGTATGTAGCTGACACCTTCCAGACCATCGTTACCACTTGGGCCAGTGATTAACACTGATGCTATAGCAATTGCTCCGCCACCAATAGCAGCAGCAACGGCTTTTCGTAATGATGGAGGCATTATTCACCTCTCGCAGCCTTGCGCTTATCTTCTTTAATCTTGAAATAAAGGTTTGTCAGGTACGTCAGCAGGCCAAATACCAGGCTACCCAGCACACCTATTGCTGCCCACTGTGAGGGCGTGACTTTATCGAGCTGAACCGCCCCGGGAATCCTGGAGACTAAACTTCCTGAGAAAGAGGTAAACAGGATGACTAAAAATACTCGTTTTTCCCCCGAAGTCCGTCAACGGGCAGTCCGTATGGTTCTGGAAAGTCAG